CCTAGACATGGCAAAACCGAAACTACTACAGTTCGTTACGGGGCATATGCGTTTGAAAAGAATCCTAGGGACAACGTCCTTGTAACTGCATATAACGAACGTATCGCACGTAGGTTTAGTCGTAAGGCAAGAGTAATCGTTGAATCACGTCGCCAACTCATGACCAGTAGTCGTGCTGCTGATGAATGGGGAATGCCTGAAGGCGGCACCTTTATGAGTCGTGGTGTTGGTTCTCCACCTACCGGTGTAGGTTTCAAGAGAATCATCATCGATGACCCTATCAGGCGACGTGAAGACGCTGAAAGCATCAACCTGCGTGAAAAGGCTTGGGACTGGTTTACTGACGATATCTACACTCGTCTTGAACCCGGTGGAGCCATGATTATCGTTGCTACACGTTGGCATCATGATGACATCACAAGCCGTGCCATTGAGTCCGAGCCAAACAAATGGGTTGTCCTAAAACTCCCGGCTATTGCGGAAGAGGCTGACCAACTAGGACGGCAACCGGGTGAGTCTCTGTGGCCTGAGCGTTATTCAGTTGAAGACTTGATGCGTATCAAAGCGGTCATGCTTCAAAACGAAGGAGAGTACGGCTGGCAAGCACTGTATCAGCAATCTCCAACACAACGTTCGGGTGCGATGATTCGTCAAGACCGTATCTCTACTTTCCAAGAACTGCCTCTGTCAGTTGGAAGATTCCGCAGAGTTATCAGGGCTTGGGACTTGGCATCGACACGTGGTGCAGGTGACTATACGGTTGGAGTTAAGGGTGCGCTCGATAATATCGGACGCTTCTGGATACTCGATGTAGTCATTGGCCAGTACGATGTGGATGAGCGTGACAACATCATTTACAGGACTGCCGAGATGGATGGTAAAGATGTCACCATACGGCTCCCACAAGACCCAGCACAGGCAGGAAAGAGTCAGGCTAGATACTTACTCAGAATGCTTCACGGATACCGTGTGAGCATCCAAAGTCCAACAGGCAATAAGACGTTGAGGGCTGAGCCATTTGCGGCACAGGTAAACAACTTCAACGTCAATATGATAGCCGCCGCATGGAATCAACCTATGCTCGATGAGTTCAGGCAATTTCCTATGGGGCGGCATGATGACATCGTTGATGCAACCGTAGATTGCTATGACGAATGTACGAAGAAGAGGACTATGTCTTTCGCCTAGTAGGCGTTATTGGCTAGATACTGTCGCAAAGCATCTGCGCATGATTCTGCACCAATTACGGTGTCACGATTTGTGCGCAGGTTTGTGATTGTGACACTTTGACCTTTTTGATTCCAAGCCAGTCGTGCCTTCGCTGCGTAACCGTAAATACCCTTGTCATCCAAATGACCCAACAGATTCATCTCTGTTATGTTTCCGATTTTCATTCAATCTCCAAAAGTTGTCGTTCACCTGAAGATGCGACATTTTCTTTTGGTGCATCAGCGGCTTGTTCCATCATATATTTTGCCATTGCGTCAATCTTGGCAATTGTGTTTGCATGTGCCTGAATACGCTTGTTTTCGTGCTTCTTTGGAGTACTTATGCCACTTAGCCATTTGTTGAGCACAGCGAGTCTCCACGAGCCTACGTTGATAGGTTTTGACTTCTCTTCCTGTGCTTGCAGGTGACTACGCCAATGAGACCGTAAGGGGTTGGCATCACACTCGCTCAAGATAGACTCAACAGTTCCCAAGCACCGTTCTTGAGTATCAAACGTAAGTCCAACTATCGTGAAGTAACCTTCTTCAAAATAGACTAGTCCAGCATCTATCAACTCATAGGAGTGCTCTTTTGAAACAACACATGTTTCTATTATCTGCACCATTCGTTGTTTAGATATCTTGCCGTTTGTTCGATTTGAACGTGACCAAGACTCAGAAGCAAGCAGTAGGTATCTTGCTTGCGGACTTAGTGTTTTTAGTCTGTCATCAGTGAACCAAGAATATTGCAATCTCAATTTCGCTTCCCGCCATCATAAGACTTCGCCATACCGGTTTCCACCAAGTACTCGTTCAGCGTAGTCCCATCCTTCCCAATTACTTTTGCTAGGATACGCCCGTACTTATCAGGCTTATCGCTTATAGATTGGAATGTAACATAGGTGGTCGATATTGTCAACTGCTTTTTTATTGTTGTGTTTTCTTTGAGCCAATTTTCAGTGGCATCTTTAGCAATTACTCCTTCAGGAGTTTTTATCTCAGGTGAGTCAAGTCCGTCTAGTCTGAGTTTTCTTTTTGCTAAAACAACACCAAAACCAAGGTCAATATCAACTTCCATTGTGTCGGCGTCAAGGATGCGTATCAGTTTTGCTTGATACGTGTACAGCGTCAAGTTGTCCATTCAAGCGCCTTTGCAGTGACTGGGAAATGCTTTATGAAGATATCTTTGACTTGATGTGCAAGTTGTTCGTGTTCTCCTTGTGCATCTTTTCCACCACGTGCTTCTATGTAATGTATCCAAGAGCGGATGTTCCCATTTGCATAGATGTGTGTAGGTGAGCACATAGGTAAGACAGAGCGAGCACATTCCTTTGCTATGTTCTGGCTAAGCAACCATTCATAAACTTCCATCTGTTGCTTGAAGAGGTCTTCTATCTTCGCTTGTGCAACTGCCTTTGCTTCTTCGTCTTCCCACGTGTTGCTTGCCTGACGGTTCTTCTCGTCTTGAAGCCGGAGGTCAGGAATCTCAATCTTTTCAGTGACTTGTGCGTAGCGTTGACTAAACTCTTGAATGCGTATCGAACTATGTCTTGCAAACTGTGCAGAGATATCTCGCCTTGTATGAATATCAAGGCACATATTACACATCTCAAAAATTGACCAATGCTTCTTTCGTATGCAGTAAGCAATAAGCTTGTCAGGAGGTGCGTTCTGGTTCTGCGGATTTGACACTCGTGCCATTTTTGCAATCTTGAACTCAGCATCTGGTGTTATCCAGACAAGGCTTACGGTTGAACTCATGTTGAAAGTAATTTCCTATAAACGTTTGTAACTACAGCCTCTTTTTGTTGTGGGCATAATTCAACCCACTCGACGCCATACATTACAAAAGCTTCTCTCCAGCACAAGATGAACTCTCGTTCTTCTGCTGTAATTTGAGTAGTGACTATATCGTAATCACTCTTCTTGTCTTCAATGCGTGTTGTCCAAAGTGCATTGAATTCTAGTTCTGTGAGAATCATTATTCCTCTGCTTCAAATGGCGAGATATTCAAGTCCAGATAATCACAAATACGCTTGGCTGCGTCATGCCACGAGTAGCAGACAGCCCAAGCGTATTCGGCTCCCTCATAAGAGAGTGTTTCTTTGAATTCTTTTTGATGTGGTGTTAGCCGATTCTTATCAGCCTTCATCTCTATCCACATGCCAAGGTAGACAAGTTCTCCGTCTACAAACTTTGGACACGCAATAAAGATATCCCAGACACCTGCCTTTTGACCTTCCCTCTTCATATTGACAGCAGTAGTTTTAGTGCGGTAACCGCCATTCGGTATAGCAAAGATACACCTTAACTTTGAATGGCGGTATTCATTTACCTTTATCCAGTTGAACAGATTAACCTGTTCCTGATGCTCAGGATTCTGTCGTTTGGATTTTACGGGGACGACCCCTAGGTCGCCCAGTAGGGATGTAAGCCGCTTTCTTCTCAGGTCGCTCATTGACAGCCTCTTGCCACATGTTACGTTCACTCATGAATCGCTGTAGCGACTCAGTTGTCACATAAGTGTATCTGTCTTTTCCCTCTGACTTTACAAACTCAAGGCGACCTTTTCCGTTTAGCACATAGATTCGTGCACGGCTAATTCCAAGGATTTCTTCGGCAAGAGGCATAGGGACTCCACCAAGAGCACGTCCCTGTTCAATGCGTGTATCACCCTGCAACTTCATACGTGTCAAGGCAGTTTCGATAGCCTGTTCCACGAGTTCATCTGTAAAAATATTACTTGGCATTTACTGCTTCCTTTCGGTCAATCAACATCGCTTCTAAGCCAATAATGGCTGTCTGCCATCCATTTGGACTTACGTCTTTTGAGCCGACAATCTTCTCGTACAACTCAGCACGTTCTTTTGTTGAGTGATTTGCCCCTAGGTACTCTCTAGCCAAGTCACCGAAA